TTCAACCCCAGCCGTCCCCGCCAATATCTCTATGGCAGAAATTACATACGCACTCGAAGATGTACCCCAGGATAGGGTTGTATTCCCCGTAAGGGCGGTCCTTCTTTGTGCATTAAAAACATCCGCCCCGACATCCTGTTCTCCGATTTGTGTATAATTCGGAGTAACAAGCGTATTATCACTTTCATCTGTTATAAGAACCCCGACCATCCAAGAGGTGTCCACACAATTACTAATAAGGACGGTTGGCGCAGACGAAATTGACGCTTCTGTAATGCTACCCCCGATAGGATCGGTTGTGTCCGTACCGCTGACTGATAAAGAACATCCTGCCAGGTCGGTACATTTACCACCGGCAGTTACCTGAATGGTTAGCGCACTGCCTGTGGTTGGATTGATCTTGTACCAAATTTCTGTTCTGAATCCATTGGGGCCATAATCGCAATCTACCCCGGAATCGGTAAGAGCTGATCCATTATACGTAACGCCGGAAATGGTTCGATCAGCTAAGGTGGCATCTACCGCACCGACAAGAACTAAAAGGAGCGTAGTGCCCGCACCGCAAGTATGCGACCAGCTAACCGATGTAGCACCAGCGGCTTGAGCCCCGTTATTGGCTGAATCTAATGCTATTGCCATGTTTCATCCAAAGCATTCTTTTTAGCTTCTTCTTCCGCGTTCAAACACATAAACTGATATGAGCACTCACCGTTCTTGATAACTTTGAGCCAGGGATGATCGGGGAAAGCTACGCAGACGGAATGGGTGATTCCACCGTGCTCTTGGCAAGACTGGTTTCTCTTATTGTATATCTTGCAAGTCGGCACATTATTGATCACGGCATAATGAGAACAAGTTTCATCCACACAACAGATACCGCACCTGTTGCAGGTCCCTGATCTTATGAATTGCACCCCGTGGACTATATGCGTTGGATCGCCTTTACCCATTTATCATTCCAGTCTATGTGATTATAAAATTTCCGCTTGACAACATGGAACCGCATAACCCATAATCACTATGGTGGGCGGCGTGTTCCGTTAGATCGCCTGAAAGCAGGAATGACGGTCAAATGCCAGTTGCGGGCAAACGCAACAATCCTGCCCCGCCAGTTTAAAGCTCACCGCGATTAAATTGCGGAGTGAGTTTCATGATCCTGTTATTTAGGACATGGAAATTCGTCTCCTTCTTGATTCTGCTGATTTCTTTACAAATCGCTTTAAGTTCTTGCCTGATAGGAGCGAACTGCGCTTGAAGTTCCTGCTCCTTTGCCTCCAGCGGGTCAAGCGTCGCCCTCAGAACCTTCATTTGTTCAAGAGAACTCAGATAAAGTTTCATCATTTCAGGGTCTTTGGCTTCCATATTACATCCTCCTTTAGGTGATAGTATAAATTCCCGAAGCATTCCACGTAACCGTCAAATCACCGGCGGTCATATCCACAGGACCGCCCAGATCAACAAAGGCCAAGGCATCTTTCCCGACATCGGTGTAGTTGTAGATGATCCCCCAATAGGCATCTACATCGTTTCCTGCATTCTGCGCCCAGGTGGGATTCGTGGCAGAATCGAACGTCATAACCCCTGCTACTTCAGTTACTAAATCAGCCAGCGTCCCGAGGGCAGTTCCGTCCGCTACGTAAGTGCCCCCGCTACCCACCTGGGTGAAATCACCCAACACAGGCGTTGCCGTGCCTGCAACTGGCGTCGCCGTGTTGTCACAGATCGCAAGGTGAAATTGATCCGTACTGGCCCAGTCGCCATCAAGCATCTTGGCTTTTGCCTCTTCAAAAACTGTTACATCTCCTCTTGCCATTTTGTGCCTCCTTACAGTATATCCGTAATTATGATAGTTTTCCCCGTCAATTTCCCACCGGTATATGTGTACGTAATGGTTTTAATCTTCCCCAACCCGACAATTTCGACCTGGACCAGATCGTCCACGTCCCAAGTGTAGGTCACATCCAGATCCACGTGAGGCCAGATCAAAACATCATCGTGCTTTCTGCCGGCTACAAGAATTTCGGGCATATCGACACCATGAAAAATCGGGCGGGCGCATGACCCGCCCGATCCTCAGTCAAATGGTTAAACGATTACGGGTTTCCGCCCTGTTGCACCGGTCCGCCGATCCAGCTCGTGATCTTTCCTGTTGAAAGAGTTTGCGTAGCAATCGCGACGTAGATATCGAAATACTCCAACAACTGCCCGGCTGAAATTGGACGGGAAAACAACAGTGTTCCGTCCGGGTGTTCGGTCGGCGTGTTTTCCGTAATCGCGACGCTGTCCAACACCACGCCGGCGTTATCGATGAGCGGGTTCGTTCCCGTGGCCCCGTTGTACAGATAAAAGGTCGCGACCGACCCATCTACCGCAGCGAGCATATCTTCATCTTCGACAACGCAGTTCCAGAACAACCGCCCGCTCACATTGGGGCGATCCTGCATTGCTACATTTTTGTGATCCACCACGGCATTGATACGGACGATATTCGTGCCGTGAGTATGTCCCGCCGCCGCCGCCGCAATGCTCATACTTTCGCAAAACACAAGTTGAGAATCCATATTGCCTTGTCCTCCTTTCCTTGAATTGTTACGCCACTACCGTTTCCGTATTGAGCAGGATTTCCCGCGCGATCTTGCGAACGGGCACCCCCGCGAAATACATGATCGGCTCGCCGCTCAGGGCATTCCCGCCTGGCGTCCAGTAAACATTGTTTTTGTCCTTGCAGCGGATCTGCGCTTGAGTCAAAATGACCTCATTGCAGTAAATCCGCGTGCCCGGTCCGGTTTCCATGTTATTCAACAAGGTGATCAGGTTGTCCTCGTTGAAGATGTTCTCGGCGCCCGCGGCTTCGATATTCGCCACTCTTCCGATCGCGCGAGGATTTCTGACCACCATTCCGCAGCGGATCACGAAATGATCGCGGTAAACCTCAATCAACCCGCTTGCGTTTTCCGAGGTGACCTGCCCCTTGTCGGTATGCTGCACTCCCAGATTCGCGGCCATGTTCTTGGGATAGATCAGATAGGCTGTGGGCTGTCCCCAGGTAACGACAAATATGCTTGTCGTGTCGCCGCCCGAACCTCCGGCGCCGATGACGAACCGCGCATCCAACGTGTTGAGCCGGGGCGCGAAGCCGTGCATGGAGTCGGGATCTGCAAAGGAATTGCCATAGATGATGTCGGAAACGATGGTCTGCCCCAACCCCTCGACAAACGCGTCCACTTCGCCGGACCTGAAAACCGCCGGGGAAGGCATGGAATCCACCAGGGCCACATCCACGTCGCAGTAGTCCTCGAGCTGCTCGATCACGTCCATGACCTCGGTCGTTCTCGACACGGACTGTGAAATGCGCTGATTGAGTTTTCTCCTGCTGCCCGTGGGACGCGTGCCCCTCCGAGTCGTTTTATTCGTCCAGACATCGTTGGACGGGAGCCAGGGAGCCTCCGTAAGGATCTCCCCCATCTTCCGGTTCAGGACCTCAACGATCTGCGCCTGCTGCCCTGAAGGATCGATCCGCTTTGCCTGTTCGACCAGGCTGTACGTACTTGTTAAAGTCGCCATGTTTGGCTGCCTCCTTCATTTTTTGTATGTTGCGGGGAACCGCGCCTTTGCTTTTTCTTCATCGCTCGTTTCCCCACCCGCGCCCCCTCTTTCGCCGGCATTCAAAAAATCGTCTGACACGGCCTTTGCAATCGCGTGAAACAGTTTCAGAAAAACAGGATGATCGCCCAGGGCCACGCCGTTCAATTTTGTTTCAATGAACTTCGTCACTTCCGGAGAATCGCCCCCGAATTTCTTGAAGGCCCGCGCCGCCAGTTCCGAATTGACCTTGAACGCATCGCCTGGCCACTCATCTTTGAGTTTATTGACAACCGCGTCCATGGCGTCCTTTTCGGCCTTTGCCTGCTGCACATGCCCGGCTTTGACGAGGCCGTAATACCAGCCGTAGAGTTTCCCGGCCTGGCCATCGGAAAGACCGCTTTCATGGGCAATCTGCTTGAAGGCCGTTTCAACTTCGGGACTGTACTGAATGCCTTCGGGAAGGTCCGCAGGTTTGGTTATTGAATACTTATCAGCCGTTTCCGGCCTGCCGAGCTTCGTGTAAAAAACCGCCCTTTCTGCATCGGTCGCTTTCTCGCCAGGTATGACTATCGCCTGTCCTTCAAATCCCTTCAGCCGAACCAACTCCTTGCCGGCATCCCCAATGGTGGGGAATTGGGCCAAAGTCTTGTCAGCCTTCAGATTGTCCGGCATCGAAGCCAACCACGCGGGAGCCTGATCGTTTCCACTTCCTCCGGCATTGGTATTGCCGCCGCCATCGTTTTCCGTAACCATTATGAATCCTCCTTGATTTCTTTAGATAACGGCTGTTTCATCAGCCGTTTCGTGAATTCCATCATCGTGTTTTCGTCAACTTCTCCGCCGCCGATTATTTTAATAAGCCTCGTGCCGTAATTCCTTAGTGAAACATCCTCCGGGGCGTCCGAAATCTCTATAAAAGCTCCCAGATCATAGAGCATATGCGCCAGAACGACTTGTCCTGCCCGGCTTGAAAAGGCCTGCCGATACTGCGCAACCAGATCATTGTTCGGAAACGTGTCTAACCTATGCACCCGCGCCTCCTCCCAGCATCTGCCCCATCATGGCCGACATCCGGCCGTCCGTGTTTTTGTCGGCTTCCGTCGCCGTCTTGATTCCCTGCAAGGCTCGTTCGGCGTTCTCCGCCTGAGTTTCCTGTTGCATCGCCTCAAGCCGGGATTGCCGAATGGCTGCGACGTCTTCCGGCCCCTTGAGTATTTCTTCCGGGACGCCGTTGCTGTCGGCCAGGATGCGGAATGTCTTGTCGGCGTCGAGATTGTCAAGCGACTCCGGTTTCAACTGCACCAGGGGAGAGACTTCGACAAAGAATTTCCTGATCCCGTCTTTTTGAAACCTTTCTCTTTGCGCCTGAGCCAGAGGTCCCATGTAAACCGGATCGAATCTCAGATAGGGGTCGGTCCCCGCCATCTCATAGAGAATGTCCGGCGGAAGCGGCATCCTTCCGGCGGCCAGTTCGATGTTGTAAACATGTTCTAAAATCTGATCGAGCTGCATATTCAACGGTCCGAGTTCCGCCCCCAGAACAGCGGCCTTCTCCGCCATCATCTCGGAAACCTCGTAAGCCGTTCGCTGTCCCCTGCCCTCCAGGTTCGCCAGCATGAGGAACGTGTCCACATGAAAGCGTTCCTTAATCGCCTGCTGTTTTGCCTGCTCCCGGTCAATGCCTATCGGAAAACTTCCCGTGTTGGTGTTGACCGGCGTGATCTTGTCCTGCCAGTTCGTCATGTAATTGAGGCCCCTTGGTTTCAACTGCACCTTTCCCTGGAGGTACGAAGGAACATTGTAGGCGGGATCGACTGCGAGCTGAGCGGCCCCTAACATAGTTTTGCTCATCAGGTTCAAGCCCTTGATATCCGCCATCGCAAGGATTGCCGGGCTGATTCCGTAGGGCTCCTTGCCGGTTCTCATGTACCTCCAGACATGGTAGGGGAAAAAGTCGAATCCGGACACCCGACAGATATGGTTCCCCGACATCAGAAGCCAGACGGAGGCGAACCGCTTGTTCTTGGCGTCCTTCAGGCGGTCGTCGTATTCCTCTCGGGGAAATACCGCATGGATGATCTCGTATTCCTGAAACGGCTGATTCTCGTAAATGGTCCTTATGGCCGGGGTCAGGTTTTTTGCCCCGAACATCTGAACCAACTGTCGGGCCGTCCGCTTCCGTTTCCGATGCAGTATGTCGATCTCCCCATACTTGTTTTCTGAAATGAAAATCTCCCCCGGATGAACGGTCTCGAAGATAATTCGCGCCTCTGCAAGATCTTCTTCCGGGTAAATCGGCGCCGTTCCAATCGTGAAACCGTCATAGATGTAAGGCCACATCTCGGAATAGAAATTCGACCGGTTCAGGGCCATGTACATATTGAACTCGATTTCCTGAAGCCATTCCTTCACCTGGGGAACGGCATTGACCTTCTTTCGGTTCATCATGTACTTGAACCACGGGAAGGCCGGGGAAACGTGGTAGCCGTGAATCCCGTCCGCAGCCAGAACAGCGGCCCCCTCTGCCGTGCCGTCATAGATCTTCGATCCCTTCTTCGATCCCGGCTGAAGGTTTCCGCGCATGTCCTCAAGGTGCGGGCAGACGTAATCGGCCACTTCCTGAAAGCGGTCCCAAAAACTCGACTTCTCGCTTTCAAGTTTCGACTGCCTGCCCATGATCAACCTGACAAGGCTTTCGTTCGTTTCGGCCATTTACGGTTCCTCTTTCACTACTGGAATGCAGATGCACTCCCATACGCAAGTCGTCCGATTGCATTCTTCACATGGAATCTCAATCTCCCTTCCCTTCGGCGTTATCGAGGTCCTTGAGGTCTGAGCTAAGGCCCTCCAATTCTTTTGCCGCCGCCTTGAGCGCGAACTGGCCTTTGTTATACTGGACTTTGAGCAGTTCCATCTCAGTTCGAATCCGCATGACTCTTTCCTGAACCAGATCGCGCTTGAGCGTCAGGGTTTCCCGGCTGTCCCCGGCAAATACCGGGGATGCCAGAAACAGAAG